CCTGCCGATTCAAGGAGTGCATCGAGATTGGCTTCAACCAGTGCATCACTGACATCAATTGGTTCATGCGCGAGTGCAAGCGAGAGTCCCTGCATATCGTCCGCGTCATCATCTACATCGAATTCAACTGCCAAGTATTCCTTGACAGTTCCCTGCACCAGCTTTTCAACAGGAAAGGCAAGCGCTACATCCACATCAACCTCACTGCCTTCCATCACCATCACGAAAGCCGACTCAATCGAACCAGCGCTAACACTTGGCATATACATAAACTGAGCAGGCTTAAAAGCACTGTCATCAATAATAAAACTGGTAAACTCCGACGCAAACCAGTGCATCACGGCAACATACTCCTCCGCGCTGACCTCCCGTGACAGTGGCAACACTATACGAAAGCGATTAGCGTCATCTGTACTACGCCATGTTGAGTACGCAACCAGCGCAAAGCCTGTCATCTCCAGCTCGAACTCAATCTCTCCTTTAGTCATTGCGCATTCATCAACGTCAATGGTCAAAATCGAACGCCCAAGCAGGTTCTCCGTGTTGCGATAACCACCACTGAACCCACCGCCACAGAACCAGCCTTCCTGCTCTTTGGTCTTTGCGACCTTGTGCTTACCCAGTACCGTGCAAATTCGCTCCCATGTCACCTCCACATTGCGACAGACAGCGCTGTTCTTATCTCCGCGACTTATCCGATAAAGTTTATCTGTCATAACTCACCCTTAAAAATAACAACCGCAGACGGAAAAGGTGCTGAGTTTTTAGAATCACCAAACTTTAAACGTCCTCGGATAAACTCAATTTCACCTTTCATAACATAATCATGCCAATACGCCGTGTCTGTTCTTGCAGGTATAAGCATCACTACCTTTGCGCCTTTTAAAGATGATTCATATCCTTTTTTAATCCAGTGTTTTATTTGTCTACCATAAGGAGGATTACACCAAACAACCCCAGTCCATTCTTGTTTTAACCCATCTATTTCCGGTGTAAAATATTTTTTGCATTTCGCATTTTCTGGCAACGCACAAACATCTAAATCAAAGTTATGTACTGCATTATACCTATCAAAAAAATCCTGCGGTGTAGACCACAAATCAGTCGTACTTGAAAAATGAATATTTTTAACTTTATTATCCTCGACTTTTTTCATGACTCAATCCTCGTTATCTTTTAATTATTGGTAAATCAACCGCTTTAATTGCCCCATCGGTTAATTGCTCAACCTGTATCGCCCTGTTTGCCGGTATCTTTCCTTCCGTTACCCAATACGACACCGCTGCTTTAGTGACGCCTAACTTCTTTGCTAACACAACCTGCTCACCACCAAACCACTGCACCACATCATCAACGGTCACACCGTCATAAAATTCTTCATTTTCCATTTGCATCTCTTTGTGAGTTAAGTTAAGATTGACTCTCATTTTACAACAACAGAGGAAAAACACAATGAATGATTTAACAATACTTACAAACACCCAGCTTGGTGAATTCATTTCACTCTCATTAATACATGGCACAAACACTCAGTTTAGCTATGAGTTATTGCATGAAGTGGCAGAGCGCTTAGTGCAAACGGATGAAATTATCAAAGCAGGAATTAGCAATGGTATTCACGAAACGCTAACTAAGCAATCGACTGCGTTTAAATTCAGACTTGAGGATGTTGTCAAAACGCTTGATGAAACGTTAGCGCCTGCAATTATTGAAGATAACAAAGAAACTGTTGAAAGCATCACTGATATTGAGCATCACGAAGCAATGAACAAAGCGATGAAAGTAGATAGGGATGAAGGCAGAGCAGGATTATCTAGCACTAAGAAAACAATCCTAGACCAACTGCCAGTTGAACAAGTAACCGAACAAGTAACCGAACAAGTAACCGAACAAGTAACCGAACAAGTAACCGATCAAGTAAAACCTAAAGCAGTAAAGAAAAAAGAAAAGCCTGTAGAAGTAGAAGCGGAAGAACTCGCTGAAGAACCTGTTGAAGAAGTAAAAGAACCCGAACTTCTCATAACATCAAAACTATTAAAAGAAATGGCGCTTGAACTACGTCAACGCAACGCTGTTCCTAAAGATAGCATTATAGATAAGTTAACTGAACTAGGTGCGTCTAGCACAATGACTCTTGCCCCTAAACATTATGTTGAATTTTATAACTTCTTGGAGAGCTTCAATGTCTAATGAAGAAGCGCCTAAACACTCTTTACTGAGCGCAAGTGGTAGTGCTACTTGGCTATATTGCTCCGGTAGCGTCGCAGCGCAAAAACCTTATAAGGAATCCCGTAGCGCATTTGCGGACGAAGGCACGGCAGCGCATGAGCTTGCAGAGATATGCTTAAAAGGTGATCTCAATCCGTTTGACTTTGAAGGTAAGCAATTACCCGAAACAAACTGGATAACAGTAGATAAAGCCATGTGCCACCATGTAAACGATTACATGGACTTCATTGCAGAACACAAAGGTCATAAAATCTATGAGCAAAAACTCGACTACAGCGAGTACGCGCAAGATGGTTTTGGTACAGCCGATTGCATTATCTTAAATGACGATAACGTAACAATTATCGACTTGAAGTACGGCAAAGGCGTGAAAGTCTATGCTGATACTACGCAAACTAAAATCTACGCGCTAGGGGTCTATAGCGAGTTTGGTATGCTCGAAGATATCAAGACCATCGCAATGATTATCTACCAACCGCGACTAGACCATATTGATGAATTGACGATAACCATTGAGGAGTTACTGGCGTTTGGTGAATGGGTAAAAGAGCGAGCAGAATTGGCTATGCAGGAAAACGCCCCGCTGACTGCTGGTGAGAAGCAATGTCAATGGTGTAAGCACAAGGCACGATGCCCAGAACTTATGCGCTACACAGAAAACGCTATACAAGCGAGTTTTGGTTTTTTCGACGAGCTACCCAGTGTAAACAGGTTATCCGACGCAGAGCTTAACCTTGCACTGAGTAGCGCAATACTGATTAAATCATGGCTGAGTGCCATTGAAGAACACGTCAGAGAGCGCTTAGAATCCGGAAATGGCTTTACCGGCTACAAACTTGTCGAAGGTCGCAGTTCACGCGATTGGGGTAGTGAAGAAGAAGCCGTTATCGCACTCTCTGACGCACACACTGAGGAAGAATTGTTTGAGCGTAGTTTTATTTCCGTGGCTAAATTTGAAAAGTTAGTAGGCAAGAAAAACATAAAAGACTTTGAAAATCTGATAGTTAAAAAATCGGGTAAACCGACTGTTGTACCAGAAAGTGACCCCAGAAAATCCTTGTCAGTTTCTGCAAATGATTTTTCTGAATTTGACGATTGACACAAGTAATAAATCAATCTAAACTTAACTCAACTTATCTCTCCGGTTAAGTTAAAACGAGGATGGGAAATCACTTAATAGGCGATTTATCAATAACCCATCCTCACCTAATCCCAAAACCATAATGCTATAAGCAAGAAGGCTAAAATGTCAGAAACACAAATCAAATTAGGCGAAGTTCGTTTGTCATTCCCATCTCTTTTCAAAAAAGCAGTATTTGAAGGAGAGGAAACAAAATTTGAAGCTACCGTGCTAATGGAAAAAGGCAGTAAAAATCACAAAATTACCGAATCGGCAATTGAAAAATTCATTGCGCAAACATTTAAAGACGGTGCGCCTAAAGGTCTTAAAATAACTTGTTTCCAAGATGGTGCCACTAAAGACGTAGAAGGCTATGAAGGCATGATGGCGCTAAAAGGCTCATCAAATAAACGCATTCCAGTATTCGATAAAGACCGCTCACCAATCACAGAAGAAGATGACAAGGTGTACGCTGGATGCTACGTCAATGCGATTTTTGACTTTTGGTTTTCAAGTCATCCTAAAGGTGGTAAACAAATTCTTGCCAATCTTCTCGGTGTTCAATTCAAGAGAGATGGCGAAACCTTCTCTGATGCTAAAGTCGCAAGTGCTGATTTCTTTGACGACGAATCAGAAGAAGATGATTTTTAAATACTCTGTGTCCTCAGTGTAGTGAAAAGACGATTGGATTGACATCGTAAAAGTTAATTGACAGCCGGAAAGACGGCATTTTATAAGGAATAAAATAATGAGTAATTGTATTATTTGGAAAGGTAAAACTTGGTCTCAAGGTCGTTATGGATATTTATATGTTGATGGTAAAACTATATCCGCGCATACGCCAATATGCGTGTCGCCTAATTGAGTTTTTAAAAGTAAGTTTGCGGGTGTCCTCATAGACCCAAAAAAGTTATGAGTCAGTGGCTTTACATTTTTAATCCTGTGTAAATAATCAAGTAAACTTACTTTTAAAACCTCAAGCTCCACCTCTCCTCTGCCGACATTTTGCTATCAACTTGTCGGTTTTTTTATATTCACAAATAGGATACCCCTATGAATACTTACATTATTGACACTGAGTGTTATAAAAACTATTGGCTATTTTTAGCCGTTAATCATAAAACAGGTGTATCGCTTGAAATAGAATTGTTTGGCGAAGATACAAAGTTAAATGAGCAGCAAGCCAAAAAGATACAGCGTCTACTTCTCAATCATGAAACCGTTTCATTCAATGGGTTGAACTACGATATACCCGTTATTCATGGCGCATTGGATTCATGGGATTGCTCAAAGTTACACAAACTTTCCACAAAAATAATCACAGATCAGCGCGTTACTTGGCAGATTCTCAAAGAGCATAAGCTCCAAGTCCCTACTTACGATAAACATATCGACATTATTGAAATCCCCATTGGACAGGCATCGCTTAAAATTTACGGTGGACGTATTCACACCCAGAAAATGCAAGACTTGCCAATTGATCCTAACGAGTTAATAAAAGATACTGAGCGTAGTTTGATGCGCAAGTATTGCAGAAACGATACTCAAGTTACCGGTGAACTGTTTGACAAGCTCAAAGGGCAAATAGACTTGCGCAAAGAGATGACACAGCAATACGGTATCAACCTCAATTCAAAGTCCGATGCGCAAATTGCTGAAGCGATTATTAAATCAGAATTGCAAAAAATGTGCGATATATCAACTGCAAAATTTAAAGCAAAGCAATATGAAAATAATCACGTTTTTCGGTATTCCAATCCTAAAATAATTGAATTTAAATCAGAAAAACTTAAGTCCATTTTCAATAAACTTATTAATCAAGAATTTACCATTGCTGATAATGGGGCAATAATTTGTCCAGATTGGTTAGGAGAAAGGATAGTTATCGGGGAAACAGAATATCAAATGGGCATAGGTGGAATTCATTCTTGTGAAAAAGCACAACATATTAAGCGTAAAAATGATTTTGTTTTAAGTGAACAAGATGTCACAGGATTTTATCCAAATATAATTATGCAACAACGATTGTATCCAGATAATTTAGGTGAAAATTTTTTGGAGTTATATGAAAAAATAG